TCGTGCGCTTGCAAACGCAAATTATGCGGCTAAAGGCAAGCGAGCCTCAAGAGAAGAAATGACGAAGGTTGTTAAACAACAGATGGCAACTCCTAAAGAGTACGTTCCTGTTGAAAAAGAAGATGACCCTTGGACAATAAAGGCTGTTGAAATGCCTAAGACATCTGCTGAAGCAGTGTCAATTGTAAAAGACATTATAGGTGCAACAACTGACAGGGATGTTGAAAGATGTCCACATGGAGAAATGTATTGGGCGCATGGAATGACTAAAGCAAATAAACCTTGGGGACATTTTAAGTGTATAGCAGCGGCAACTGGTGAAATGAATCGTTGTCCAAAAGGTGAAGATGTGCGTTGGTATGAAATAGGACCAAATGGAGATTGGCGTCCACAGAAAGTTAGGGGTTAACATGGCTGAAATGGTAATCTTTGATGATGGCACAGCAACCGTCATGGGCGGAGAGTTCGAAGAACCGCAGGATATTGTTATCTATTGCAATCTTTGCAATGAACCTTTGGCTATTACTCCAGAGGCTAATGACCAAGTCTTTATTACGTGCTTGAAGTGTCACACAGTTAATGGCAAATAATGTGGGAGTATTCGTTAACATCTGCTGAAGAGGCATTAGCAGTTCAGGTTGGTTATTACAGGCAGGCTGAATTCTTTGGCAAGCCTGAGAAGAATGTTAACTATTCAGAAGGTGATTTATGGGAAACATGGCAACATGCTGTGTGTGCAGGTTCTGAATTAGCATTTGCAAGGATGCTTGGATGGGACACATTTATCCCTCACTGGAACAAATTCAAAGAATTACAGGATTTGCCTAGATTTGGGGAAATTAGATATACCTTCAATCATTCTAGAGGCATGCGATTTTCAACCAGAGATGATGTTACTGAACGGTACGTTTTAGTTGTTGAGGGTTTAGCCAAAAGAACTAGACGTGTTGCACCTGATTACATATCTCATCCTTACAAAGCAATTGGATGGGCTTACGGGCGAGAGTGTATGAATGATGAATGGAGATATAATGAAACGACTTGGTATGTCCCATTAGATAATTTGAGAGCAATGGAAAGTTTGGTATATGCCCAGTCAACACCGTAAGCATCGTGGCTACGCCACTGAGCGATTGGTAGCATCATATTTGCAGCAATGGTGGCCAAGCGCAAGCGTAGGAAGAGGTCAAGGCAAAGATTGCCTTAATGTTCCGTTCGACATTGAGGTAAAAGCGCGCAACTCACTTGACATCAAAGGGACACTTCGCCAAATCAAAGCACGTACTTCCAAATCGGGGGAATTGGGATTTGCGTGTTTTAGGCTCAATGGGCAAGGGGAAGCATCAGTCGAGGAGTTCGTCTGTATGTTGACATTGAGTGATTTGGTGGAGTTATTACGTAAAGCCGACTATCACAAAATCCCACCAGATATTGATTGGGAAGCATCAAGTGTTCGTTGTAATCAATGTGGTAATTGGATGATAAAGAATTGGAAGTGTAAAGCCTGTGGGAAAGAAGAAAACGATAATGCCAATGTATGAATATCGCTGCCCTATTTGTAATACACAAATGGAGTTGGAATTATCAATGGACCATGACTTAGTTAGATGCACAGATTGTGGCGCACAAGCCAATCGTATCTATTCAGTACCAGGGTTAATTTTCAAAGGCAAGGGGTTTTATAGCACAGATAAGTAATGTGATGTAAATCATAGTCCATATAATGAGATTAGTTAGGAAGCCATGCTTAATAAACTTGACTTAGGAATTACACTCAGAAGGCTAGAGCAGCCCAACTGCTCAGAGCGAACCGTGAAGCGGTTAGTTCGCTCGATAGCAATCGTGTTAGGGACGGCTCTATGCTTCTCTTTCCTGTCAGCAGCAACTGCGACAAACGTGCCAACAAAACGTCTAACATCAAAAGAATATGCAAAGGGTCAATTAACTCCTCAATTATATAAATGCTTATCGATTCTCTATGGTAAAGAGAGTGCTTGGAACTATAAAGCAGTAGGTAATCTCAATGGCACACATAGGGTGTATGGCATACCACAAGGTAAGAGTGAATGGTTACGTACTGCTAGCCCGATACAACAGATAGACTGGGGACTTCGTTATATAGGCCATCGTTATTCATTTGTGCGTACAATAGAAGGTATGCAACCCAATACATGTAAGGCATTACAACATTGGAAGAAACACGGATGGCACTAAGAGGTGATGACCTAAGCACTGGTCATTGGAAGAAGCAACGCCTTCGTGTGTTAGCACGTGATGGGTACACATGCACATACTGTGGTGAAGTAGCAACAGAGGTTGACCATGTAATACCACGCAAAGCAGGTGGTGGTCATGAGATGGATAACCTAGTAGCCTCATGCCGTCGATGTAATCTACTCAAAGGCGCACGCTCAGAAGGGCTTTTTTTATTAAAGTCATCTACCCCCCCTGTCTTTCCAGAACGTCCCTCCCCGACTCGGTCCAGGCTTCCCAAAACCAGTCCGTTTCAATCGGAAAATAATCCAGACTAATGACAAACAAAACCAAACCTAAACAGAGGTTACGAGGGGCAACTCAACCAAGGCTTCATAGTCCATATTTGAAAGGCAAATCACTTGTAAAAGATGTTGAAGATATTGCTGAGATGATTGGTCAACCCTTATTGCCATGGCAAAAGTTTGTGGCAAAGGATATGTTGACGCTTGATAAGACTGGAGCGCCGATACGTAAGAGTTCGCTTGTCGTTATTGCACGCCAAAGCGGAAAATCATATTTTGCACGCATGTTGTGTTTAGCACACCTGTTTAAGTGGCCTTCTAAGAACATCCTTATCATGTCTTCTAATCGAAGCATGGCATTGACCTCATTTAGGGATATTGCTTACACAATCGAATCAATACCATCTATGAAGGCAATGGTTAAGCAAATCAGGTACGCAAATGGAACAGAGTCCATTGAATTACTTGATGGCACACGCCTCGACGTTGTCGCAGCAACCAGAGATGGAAGTCGTGGACGAACAGCAGATTTCTTATGGATTGATGAGTTACGCGAAATCTCAGAAGAAGCATTTCAGGCTGCAACGCCTGTAACGCGTGCAAGGCCTCACGCGCAATCACTTTATACAACAAATGCTGGTGATGCTTTTAGTAGTGTGCTTAATTCCATTATCGAAAGAGCGAGAAGTTATCCGCCAAAGTCTTTAGGCTATTATGAATACAGCGCTCCTCAATATTGCAAGATAGATGACCGCGAAGCATGGGCAATGGCTAATCCTGCACTTGGATATACGGTTACAGAAGAAGCAATTGAGGAATCAATAGCAACATCTAGTGTTGAAACAACGCGCACTGAAACGCTTTGTCAATGGGTTGATTCATTACAATCACCTTGGCCTCTTGGCGTTATTGAACAAACCTCAAATAGTGATTTAATTATGTCACCTGGACCAATTACAATATTTGCCTTTGATGTAAGTCCGTCAAGACGCAATGCAAGTATTATTGGCGGCCAGATTCTCCCAGATGGCAAAATTGGCTTTGGATTGATGCAGACATGGGAGAACTCAGTCGCAGTTGATGATTTAAAAATAGCCGCAGACATAAAAGCGCTCTGTGACCTTTGGAAACCGCGTGCAGTAATGTTTGACAAATACACCACGCAGTCAATTGCGGACCGCCTCTCAAATTCAGGCGTTATGGTAGAAGATTGCTCTGGTCAACGTTTCTATCAGGCATGTGGCGAATTGCTTGATGGATTTGTCAATTCCAGGGTCGAGCATCAAGGGCAGCAGGAACTTGTTCAGATGTTTAACAATTGTGCAGCAAAAACAAACGACACGGCTTGGAGAATTGTGAGACGCAAAAGTGCAGGCGATGTTTCAGGCGCAATTGCAACAGCAATGGTCGTTCATAAACTTTCTGCACCAATATCCAAACCACAGATTGTTTCCTAGACACAACACACCCAAATTGTCAAATATTAGACATTTTATGGTATTATGTGTAAATGGGTATCTTTTCGCGTTTTAATACGCAAGCGCCACAAAAGGAATCTTCAATCCTTGCGCAATATGCACCACAGTTAATGTCTGAAAATTACAATCTTTTCAATTATGGCGCACTTGGTATTCGTCGAGAAGAAGCAATGTCTATTGCATCGGTTGCAAGATGCCGTAACTTAATTGCAGGAACAATTGCGTCAATTCCTTTGGAGTTATACCGCAAATCAACTGGAGAAGAATTAGGTTCACCAGTTTGGTTAGAACAACCATCTAAGTCACAACCACGTTCAGTAACTCTAGCCTGGTCCGTTGACTCACTTATATTTTATGGGGTATGTTACTGGAAAGTAACAGAATTGTATGCTGATGATAATCGTCCTGCACGTTTTGAATGGGTTGCTAACACTCGCGTAACATTTGATTTAAGTATATTGAATGAATATGTAACTCAATATTATATTGATGGTGTTGCAGTGCCAAATGACGGCCTTGGAAGTTTAATTACATTCCAAGCATTTGATGAAGGTGTTTTATCACGCGGCAAAGAACTTATTCGTGCTTATGCTGACTTAAACAAAGCAGCATCAATTGCAGCAGCAACTCCCATGCCGTCTGGCGTGCTGAAAAATAACGGCGCTGATTTAGACCCTAAAGAAGTTCAAGGATTGTTAGCGGCTTGGAAATCTGCACGTAATAATCGCAGCACCGCATTTTTAACTTCTACTTTAGAATATCAGGCAACATCTTTTTCACCTCAGGAAATGATGTACGATTCAAGCAAACAATTCCTTAGCACTGAAGTTGCAAGAATGATGAATGTGCCTGCTATTTATTTATCAGCAGACATGAATTCAAGTTACACATACACCAACGTCTTAGATTCACGTAAAGATTTTCTGGCTTACACTTTACAGCCTTACATTTCTGCTTTAGAGGACCGTTTGTCAATGGATGATATTACGGCCCATGGAAATCAAGTAAAATTTGCAATTACTGACACATTCCTTCGTCAAGACCCATTGGCTGAATTAGCAGTAATTGAAAAGTTGTTATCTCTTGGACTTATTACCACAGAGCAAGCAATGCAAATGACAGACCAAACACCTAATGGAAATGGCGGTATGTAATGTCAGAAATGATGACATTTACCCTAGAAGCAGCAGAACTTACTGCTTCAGTTGAAGAAAGAACAATTAGCGGAAAAATTGTTCCAATGGGAACAGGCGAAGTGGGAAATACTTCAGCAGGCGCAGTTATTTTTGAACGCGATTCAATAGAGATACCAGAACCCAAGTCCATCCGCCTTTTGGCGCAACATGACATTAAGCAACCTCTGGGTCGCGCTCAATCCTTTGAAACACGTTCAGACGGCGTTTACGCTGTATTTGCTTTAAGTCGCAGCAGCAAAGCAACAGATTATTTGCTAATGGCTCAAGAAGGTTTAGTTACAGGATTAAGTGTTGGCGTTGAAGTTAAGTCATCAAAGCCTGCACGCAATGGCGTTATGCACGTTACATCAAGTGTTTTACGCGAAGTATCTGCTGTAACAGAACCAGCATTTAAGTCAGCACAAATAACAAAAATTTCGGCGGAAGAATCTGCAACAGCAGAAGAAATTGTCGAAGAAAACCAACTAACAGAAAGTGAGGCCGTCGTGGAGAATACTCCAGCAGAGGCAACAACTCCTGAGGTCGAAACCCCTGCGGTAGAGGCCTCACGTCCAACAGTTAGCGTTACATCAGTACGCGAACGTGTTGCACCAATTACATCATCACAATACCTCGATGCAAGCATCAAAGCAGCAATGGGTGACGATGCAGCGCGTCGTACAATTCAAGCAGCAGATGATTCAACATCAACAAATACAGGTTTGACATTACCGTCACACCTAAATACTTTCCTAACAGATACATTCTCAGGCCGTCCAGCATTTGATGCTGCAACTCGCGGTTCACTTCAAGGTATTGATGGAATGTCATTTACAATTCCACGTCTTTACACAAATGCTTCTTCAGCAAACGTTGCACCAACAGTTGCAGCAGTTAATGAAGGTGCAGCAACTTCAGAAACTGGAATGACTTCCACTTATGACACGATTTCGATTCAGAAATATTCTGGGCTAAATGAAGTGAGTTTCGAACTCATCGACAGAAGTTCGCCCGCCTTTATGGAATTGTTAATGGCTGAGTTAAGAAAATCTTACGAGAAGGCAACAGATACAGCACTTCTTTCAGCATTTGCAACATCAGGAACAGTTGCAACATCAACAGCAGCAACAGCAGCAGGATTGCAATCATTTATTGCAACTGAATCAGCAGCAGCATACAAGGGAACTGGTGGCGATTATGCTAACAAACTTGTTGCTTCAACTGACCAATGGGCTGCAATCATGGGCTACGCAGATGACAATAAGCGTCCTCTCTACGCAGCAGCACAACCACAAAATGCAGCAGGTGTAGTTTCACAAGGTTCAACAATTGGCAACGTACTTGGTGCTGACCTTATTGTTGACCATAACATCACAACTGCTGGTGTTATTGATGATTCAGCGTTCCTAGTTGCTCCAGGTTCTGTTTATACATGGGAATCACCAACAACTAACCTACGCGTTAACTTGCTTGGTACTGGCCAAATTCAGATTGCACTATATGGTTATCTTGCAATTTATGTTGGCAAGTCTGGCAAGGGCGTACGTCGCTATAACCTTACTTAATAAGTAAGTAACTAAGTCGCTGGGAGTGGGGCGCAGCCCTTGCCTCACTCCCAGTCTTTAGAAAGGATTAGAAATGTCACTATGCACAGTTGCAGAACTTCGCTCAGCACTTGGAGTGGGAACGCTATATAATGACGCGACCCTTCAAACAACATGCGACGCAGCAGATGACGTTCTTCTTCCGATGCTTTGGACTCCACAATGGTATGCAGTAGCACATAGCAACATTGTAGGAACAGGTACTTTATACTTTGACATTTTAGTAACAGACATTTTTTATGTTGGACAAACTGTAACTATTGCTAATTCAGGAACTAAATACAACGGTTCAAAAACAATCACAGCCGTTGGTGAAAACTCAATTTCAGTTACAACGACTCACACAGTCATTCAGCCTAAGCATCCAATCGAACCTTTTGGCTCAGTAACAGCAGAAACTTACACAGACTGGACAGCAGATGATGCAGTTCAGGAAGCAGCATTAATGATTTCCGTTGACATCTGGCAAGCACGTCAAGCCAGCAATTCAGGCGGCGTATCACCAGACTTTGCTCCATCGCCTTACCGCATGGGAAATACACTTATGGCACGCGTTAGAGGATTAATTTCTCACGCACTCAGCCCTAACTCAATGGTGGGATGATGCCAGCAGCATTAACAACCCTTCGAACAACAATTGCAACAGCCTTAGTTGATAATTCTTTATACCAAGTTTTTGCGTTTCCACCTGCAACAATTTTAGCCAACTCAGTTATCGTTGCACCAGATGACCCATATTTAGAACCAAATAATAATCAGCACAACACCATCGCACCAACAGCGCGTGTAAAACTGGTGATTACTGTGCCTCTCCTCGACAACGAGGGGAATTTGAATGGAATTGAAACAGCCTTAGTTGGCGTGTTCAATAAACTCGCAGCGTCATCTTTGACGTACAATGTGGGAGCAGTTAGCCAGCCAAGCGTTCTAAACGTGGACTCTGGTTCATTGCTTACTTGCGAGATGTCACTGTCCGTACTAACCACCTGGAGTTAATATGTCCGAATGGGAAAAAGAGAACGAGGCCTTCCTGAAAAAAATCGGGCAGGTAACACCAGCATCAAAGCCAGTAACTACTAAGAAAGATGAGGAATAACCTAAATGGCTATATTTCTAAATAACAAAGTCGGCGTTAAGGTTAATTCCGTTGACCTTTCTGACCACGTCACATCTGTAACACTTAACCGTCAATTTGATGAAATTAGCGTAACGGCTATGGGAGATTCCAGTGTTAAGGCCGTTAAAGGCCTAGAATCTTCTTCAGTAACAATTGATTTCCTAAACGACACAGCAGCAGCGAATGTTCTTGCAACATTGCAGGCCGCATGGGGAACAACTGTTACTCTAGTTCTACTTCAAGAAAAAGGAACAGCAGTATCAGCAACAAATCCTTTATACACAATGAGCGTGCTAGTCAATGGAACTCAAGATATTAACGGAGCAGTTGGCGATATTGGTTCACAATCAGTAACTTGGAACTGTAATTCAACAGTTGCAGTTGCAACAACAGGCACATTCTAAAAACAAACTAAGGGGCAAAAAAATGGCAAAACTAAAAGTAACAAGAACAGATGGACAAGTTGGAGAATATCCAATTACTCCATTAGTGCAATATGGTTTTGAGATTTACGCTAAGAAAGGTTTTCACAAAGCGTTTATTGATGACCCACAGCAAACTTCGGTATTTTGGTTAGCCTGGGAATGTATTCGCAGGTCTGGTGAGGCCGTTCCTATGTTTGGGGAAAAGTTTATTGAGATTTTAGCAAATGTTGAAGTTCTCGATGACGATTCCCCGAACTAGGGCGAGATTCCATCACCTATCTTGTCGCTAAATTAAGCGTCAGGCTAGGAATCTCGCCACAACAATTATTAGAACTAGATGAAGTAATGCTAATGAACTTAATTAAGGTTCTTAAAGATGATGCAAAGGAGATAGAAAATGCCAGCAAGCGTAAAGGGCGGCATTGAACTCCGTAAGGCATTGCGTAACTATGCTCCAGAACTAGCCAAAGAAACACAAAAGGAAATTGCTAGTTATTTAAAGCCAGTTGTAAAAGAAGCCAGGGCATTTATTCCATCTCAATCGCCTTTAAGTAATTGGGCTAGAGAAGGTGGTAAGTTTCCTGTGTTTAATGCTGCAATTATGAAACGAAGCATTGGCTATAAAACAACTCCATCAAAAGCAAATCCAAGAGGGTTTAGAGCCTTAGCGCAACTTCGTAACCTTTCAGGTGCTGGTTCAATTTATGAAATAGCAGGGCGTAATCCCCCAGGAACAAAGCCATCATCACGACCTAATTTTGCACAATCTTTTTCACCAATGACAGGCAAAGGAAGAGAACAGGGTCGCGCACTTTATGCCGCTTGGGAAAATGACAAAGGGAAAGCAACGCTTGCGGTTGTTCGAGCAATTGAAAACGCTGGCAAAACTTTTAACAGAATGGCAGGCAAAGGTTAATGGCTAAAGTTGTTATAGATATTGCAGCAGAATTTACTGGTAACAAAGCATTTAAACAGGCTGAAACTGGTACTGAAAAATTAACTAAAGGTGTTAAGAAACTAGCCCTTGCCTTTGCTTCTGTTTTTGCAACACAAAAATTAGTTGCTTTTGGTAAGGCTTCAACTAAAGCATTTATGGCAGATGAAAAAGCCGCTGCAATTCTTACTAAAACTCTTAATAATATGGGATTGGCTTTTGAAGATTCTAGGGTCAAAAATTTTATATCGGATTTAGAAAAAACCACAGGTGTTCTTGATTCAAGTTTAAGACCTGCCATGCAGGCTTTACTGACTACTACGGGCTCAGTTGCTAAATCTCAAGAATTGTTAAAACTAGCAATTGATGTATCAGCAGGCAGTTCTGAAGATTTAACGACTGTTGCTAATGATTTATCACTAGCATATACAGGTAACACTAAAGGATTAAAAAAATATTATCTTGGTTTAACCCAGGCGCAATTAAAGGCTACTAAATTCTCTGACCTTCAAGGAATTATTGCCAAGCAATTTTCTGGCCAAAACGCAACACAGTTAGATACTTACGCAGGAAAATTAAGCCTTATTAATGTTGCTTATGACAACATGCAAGAAACTATTGGAAAAGGTTTGCTTGACAGTTTTCAATTGTTAGCAGGAGATACTGGCATTGCAGGAGCAACAACTGCAATGGAAGAGTTTGGAAGAAAGACTTCAAACATTATTCTTGGTCTTGCAACCCTTACTGCAAAGGTAACTCCCAAGTCAGGCAGTAATGCAAGTGGCATTTTGAACTATCTATTGTTTGGTGTTCTTGGGCCAATATCTAATTATCTTGAGAAGACTGGCTATAACCAAAGCATAAAACCAAAGCCTTTCTCAACTCCAATGTCAATATCAGGCCAATCTTCTATAACTGACCCAGCAGACAAAGCCAGAACTGCTGCCGAAAAGGCTTATTTAAGACGCATTAAAGAATTAAATGCTTTGCTTGCTATTCAAAATAATGATACTAGAGATAAATTAAAACTTACTGCTGGTGAAAAAGCGTTAGCAGAATTAAAGAAAATCTTTGACATTGAAGGCATCCAACTCCAGGCAGCCTTAAATGGAGTCCTTACAAAGGAAGAAGAAGCAAGAGTTCGAGGACTTATTGCAATCAATAACTCTGATGGGGCTTTGGCACTTCAAGCATTATCAGCACTTAATGCTACTTCTGCAACTAATACCTTTGCTGATGCAGCCAGAGCGGCGGCTTTAAAATTACAAACATCCTATTCAGCAGGTTTATCTTCTTTCCAACAGTCTGAAATTAACTCTCTTACGCAAGGGCCAGCCGCAGTAATTCCACCAAGCATTGCACAGGGAGTTCCATCTATCCCAATGTCACCTTTAGAATCATTTAGACAAAGCGAAGCAAGATATGCAAGCACCAATGGAGTTACTATTCAAATTAACCCAGCAGTTGCAGGCCTTATTGATGTCATTCAAAACCAATCTGCTTCAGGAATCTCACCAACTGTTAATCGTGTGAGCAGTTCGTATATCGCATGACATATCCCATCACCGTTAACACGGTTATTGACTTTAGCAATGGTGCTACCTTTGGTATTCCATTTACTATTGGTGACCCTGTTAATGGCGTTTTAGGTGTTAGCACTTTAGGTGATACTAGTTCAGGAACTCTTACAGTTGATGTTTCTAATCAAGTAGGCAAAATAAACATTAAGACTGGTTACAATTTATTGCAAGACCAGTTTGAGGCTGGTCAAGCAACAATTAGAATTTACGACCAAAACGGTGACTGGAATCCTGATAACCCTTTGAGTCCCTACGCAGGAAAACTTATTCCAAACCGCAAAGTAAGAATATCTGCTACTTACTCAGGTTCAAGTTATTACCTATTTAGCGGTTATACATCTGCCTACAATTATTCTTATCCAAAAAATCAAGAACTTGGTTATGTAGATATACAGGCAACTGATGCTTTTAGACTTTTTAACTTATCTAATGTGACAACTATTTCAGGCGCAACGGCAGGAGAAACAACTGGCAGTAGAATGTCTGACATTCTGAATCAAATATCTTGGCCTGTATCAATGAAAACTTTAGACACTGGGAATAGCACAGTTCAAGCAGATTCTGGAACTGCAAGAACAGCCCTTCAGGCTTTAAAAAATGTTGAGTTCTCAGAGCAAGGTGCTTTCTATATGTCAGTGGAAGGTCAGGCAGTATTTAAAAGCCGAAGCAATTTGCAAAAGATGGCTGGTGGAACACAGACTTATTTTTCCAATGCTGGTGATGGAATTGGTTATTTTAACATAACCACAGCCCTTGATGACAAACTTGTCATTAATCAAGCCAATATTACGCGCCTTGGTGGTACAACCCAAACTGCATCAGACGCTACATCTATTGCAACTTACTTTCCTCATAGCATGAATCAACCCAATTTGGTTGTTCAGACTGATGCAGAAGCGTTAAACATAGCACAGTCTTATGTTGCCACTCGTAAAGATACAACGCTCAGAATTGATAACCTAACTCTTGACCTAACCACCCCAGATTATTCGACAGGTATTACTGCCGCTTTAAGTCTTGATTATTTTAATGTGGTCAAGATTAAGAACGTCCAGCAAGGAACAACCTACATTGAAAAGACCTTAGAGGTCGTTGGTGTAGCCCATGAAATTACGCCGACAGACTGGCGTACTACTTTCACCACGTCAGAACCCATCATCGAGGCTTTCATCATAGGAAACTCAACTTGGGGTATAATCGGCCAATCAGTTATGACTTACTAAGGAGAATATCATCGCATCAGGATTCCCAGCCAGCACAGGAGATGTCCTGTCCGCTGCCATGTATAACGGCTTAGTGTCGTTCACAATCAATGCCCAGACAGGCACAACTTATACAACAGCATTGACTGACTCATATCAGGTGCTTATCACTCAAAGCAACGCTTCGGCTAATGCAATTAAAATCCCAACAAATGCATCAGTAGCCCACCCAATCGGTACTGTAATCACTGTGCTCAATATAGGTGCGGGTGTTTGCACAATTTCAGCAGTTACATCTGGAACTACGACAATTCTTTCAGCAGGTTCAGTTGCCGCACAGCCTACTTTGGCTCAATATAAATCAGCAGTAATAATTAAGACAAATACTGACCAATGGTATGTTGCGGG